TGTTTTTTCAACCAGAGACACACTTGCAAACAAAAGTTAAATTAAAAGACGTATTTTAGATGACATTATTACAAGAGTTTAAACAATTAAAGACATTAAAAGAAAAAAGATTATTTGCATTAAAACAAGCAAAAGAACAAAACAACACATCACATATTGAAATGTTGAGTTATGAAAAATTATCATCATTTTCAGTTCATTGTTTATTTTACAATTCAATAGGAAAAAAATACAAAGCAAAAAGAACATATAGAGCAAAACACAATAAAGAGAGAAAATTTTAAAAAAACTAAAATGAAAAATTTAAAACCGAAAGAGATTGCTGACAAATTAAAAGAGTTAACTTCAGTTGATGTATTTGAAAACACACGCACACAAGAAGTTGTGAAAATAAGATCATTGTTTTGTTATTTATTAAGAGAAAAACTAGCTATGCGTTGGACTGCAATAAGTCAGTTTTTTCAACACAACAATAAACCTATGAATCACGCAACAGTAATACACGCGTTAAAAAACTATCAAACACATAAACTACACGATAAAAAAATTGCAACACTTGAAGGAATGTTTACGTTTGATTCTGATTTAACTATTGATGAAATAAATAAGATTAAATATTTAGAAAGTAAAGTACAAAGATTAGAAACTCAAATCATTGACATAGGTTCAGATAATTCATTATATACAAAAATAAAAAACATACCAATCGACAAAGAAGAATATATTATGAATAAAATTGATTTATGGTTAAAAGAGTTTGAATGGAAATCTAAATTAAAAGATTCTTCTACTGTTTACGCAGGCAATTAAAATCAATTAAAAATTTCGTTATATATTAAAGATTGAATAAACAATAATATTTCAATTATGGATAAACGTAAAAATAATGGTGGTGCAAGATCAGGGGCTGGTCGACCAAGAAAAGAAGATGAACTTAAATTAATTGAAAAACTAGATTTGTTAATAGATAACAAAGAAGTTATAAAGACTCTAGGCAAACAAATATTAAAAGGAGATAGTCGTGCTATGAGTCTATACTTTGGCTATCGTTATGGTAAAGCAAAAGAATCGGTAGACATAACTTCTGATAGTGGTTTAAATATAAACTTCAAAGATTTGATAAAATTTAAGTGATTGAAATAAATAAAAAGTATTCAACATTATCAAGTTCAGATGCTAGATATTTCATAGTTACAGGTGGTCGTGGTTCTGGTAAATCTTTTTCTATTAATTTACTTCTTGTTCTTTTAACTTACGAAGCAGGACACACAATCTTATTTACACGTTACACTTTAAGTTCAACATATATTTCTATTATACCTGAGTTTATAGAAAAAATAGAAATGTTAGATATCTTTAACGACTTTCATATTACTAAAGACGAAATAAGAAACATCAAGTCAGGTAGTAAAATCATATTTAAAGGGATCAAAACATCTTCAGGAGATCAAACTGCAAATCTTAAATCATTACAAGGTGTCACAACGTTTGTACTTGACGAAGCTGAAGAGCTAACAAATGAAGACACATTTGACAAGATAGATTTATCAGTAAGACAACAACACAAACACAATAGAGTTATATTGATTTTAAACCCAACTACAAAAGAACATTGGATCTATAATAGATTCTTTGAAGACAAAGGGATTCAAGAAGGCACAAACGAAACACAAGACAATATAACTTACATACATACAACGTATTTAGATAACATAGAGAACTTATCAGAAAGTTATTTAAATCAAATAGAGAACATCAAGAAACGTAGACCAGAGAAATATAAACATCAAATGTTAGGTGGTTGGCTAAACAAAGCAGAAGGTGTAATATTCACAAACTGGAAGATTGGAGATTTTAAAAAAGTAGGTGTAAGTGTTTACGGACAAGATTATGGATTCGCATCAGATGAAAATGTATTAGTGGAAACAAACATTGATTCAACAAACAAGATTATATATTTAAAAGAATGTTTTTATTTAAAATCATTAACAACAACACAAATTGCTGAGTTAAACTTAAAACACGCAAACAATAGTCTCATCATTGGAGACAGCGCAGAGAAACGTCTAATCTACGAACTCAAACAAAAAGGTTGTAATATTAAAGAATCAATAAAAGGACCAGGTTCAATAACTTACGGCATCTCTTTATTACAAGACTATGATTTAATAGTTGATCCACAAAGTATAAATCTAATTAAAGAACTAAACAATTACAGCTGGTTAGAAAAGAAATCTAAAACACCACAAGACAAATGGAATCACATCTTGGATGCTATTCGTTATTCAATCACATATCAATTACAAAACCCAAATCGTGGAACATACTATATTAGTTAATGAATTGTAAAAAATGTAATAACGAAATGGTATTTATTGGCTCTAATCAAAATGGTTTCTTATGGTTATGTAGAAAGTGTAATCATCTTAACTACGCAGACGCAAAAGAAGATCCTCGAAGAAAGTAAAAAAAGTTATTAAATATTTTGTTAATTAAAATAATTGTATTATATTAGCTACATAATTGCAATGAAGCAGTTATATAAACAAACATAACAAATGAAAGAATTAATTTATTTAAAATCAGTAGATTCATATTTGAATCAAAAAAAAGGTATTATATACCCAGCATTAGTAAACAATAAACCAGATTTAGATTGTCCTATTTCATTGAAAGAAGATGAAGTTTCAAGAGAATGGTATTCTGCATTATCTGCTATTGATATGCACCACGTTAATTTAGTAGATATTTTAAGATTATAATATGGCTATAAATAAAATAACATTAGAAGATAAGTTTAAAATTATAGATGTTGAAACAACTTTAAAAATGTTGATACAACACGGAGATTTAAAACCACATCACAAAGACTGGGCATTAACATCTTATAAAAACATTTTAGATTTTAAACATCAAAACGATATACTATGAAAAAAAGACAGTATAGATCAAATCAAGGTAGAAGTCCCTATCAAGAAGAACAATCAATGAAAATAATAGTTGTTCTACTTTTAGTTGCGTGGACGTGTGCTGTAATTCTTTTAACACTACAATTAGTATGAAACATTATTACGAAGATAACGGACAACGCAGATATTACATAGCAAAAAAAATATCTAAAAAACAAAACACAGAATCGTTTTTAAAAATAATTGGTTACTCATCAATTGTCTGGTTCATCTTTTATGTACTTTTGTTTTTTTTCTTACATTTGTTAGAAAAGACAATATGATTAGAAAAATAGAAAACTTAGAAGAACTCCAGTTTAACAATAATACTGTATTAATATCAAGTCTTATTTTAAAATGGATAAAAGAAAAGCCAAACAATAAAGAACTTCAAGAGTTAAACAATGCGTTTGCATCTAATACAATTTATGTTGCATCGTTGCATAATAGATATATGATATGTAAATCTGTTAATAGTGATTATCGTGAAGAACGAAACGAAGCGTTATTAAAACTTGAAGAATTAAAAGAAGATCAAAAACAATATGACATATGAACAATATAACAAACACAATAGAAATTGAATACGAGGGACTTACAATTGAGGTCAATTACAGCTGGCGAAAAGGACACGCTGGAAATTGGTTTCATCCACCTGAAGAAGATACTATCGAAGTAAACAAAATAGAAACGTTATCATTAATAAATGAAGATTGTGAATTAATTGAATTTGACAAAGATAACTTGGCAAACATTCCATACGATATACTTGAAGAACAAATAAAAATTGATATCGATTCTTATTTATAAAACGAAGTTTGTTTGTTTGTGAAAAAAGGTGTTAGAAATAATGCCTTTTTTTGTACATTAAAATTAACAATTAAATACGTTATATAGATATGAATATTAAAGTACGAATACCAAAAGACCTAAGTGAAATAACATTAGAACAATATAAACACTATTTAGACATAGCAAAAAACAACAACGATTCAAAGTTTCTTCAAGCTAAAATGATTGAAATATTTTGTCAAGTAAGTTTAAAAAACGTATATCGTTTAAAGTATCAAGACACACTTGAAATCACTTCAATACTTACAACAATGTTTGAAGATAAACCTGACTTAATTAAAACGTTTAAAATAAACGAAACAGAATACGGTTTTCATAATTCATTAGACGATCTCACACTTGGAGAATACATCGATCTTGACACATACATCGGTGATTGGAGTCAAATTGAAAAAGCAATGAATGTTTTATATCGTCCAATAACTGCAAGAGTTGGTAAAAAATATCTTATAGAAGAATACGAAGCTAAAGAAAATTTAGAGATATTGAAAATGCCAATGGATGCTGTGACAAGTTCTATCTTTTTTTTTTATCATTTAGGAATCGACTTGTCGAAAACTATGATGAACTATTTGGACAACAATCAGAAAAAAGTCTTGACAGACTCAGCAATTTTCACTCCAAGTACGGATGGTATTCAAGTCTTTACGGACTCTCTGGAGGAGATATTACAAAGTTTGAACATATCACCAAACTAAATATTCACGAATGTTTAATGATGTTATCATATATGAAAGACAAAAACGAAATCGAAGCAAAACAAATTAAAAGTAAATTCAAATGAGTCAACAAGGAAGTCGAGCATTTTATCAATCAACAGAAGCTATCAAAAATCAATTGTTAGACGATGTTAATGTTAACACAGTCACAACAGGTGACATCTCAGATGTTAATTTACAAAAACAAGATATATTTCCGTTGTCTCATATTATTATTAATAGCATTTCACAAGAAGATGGTGTGTTAAGATTTAATATGTCAGTTCTTGCAATGGATATAGTTCATCAAAGTAAAACAGAAACAACAGACATATTTGAAGGTAATAACGATTTACAAGACATTTTGAATACTCAGCTGGCAGTATTAAATAAACTTATACAAGTATTAAGAAAAGGCACATTACATTTTGACAAATATCAACTAGACGGCAATCCAGGTATTGAATTGTTTTATGATCGTTTTGAAAATGAACTTGCAGGAATGACAGCAACGTTTGATCTATTAATTTACAACGACATAAGCATCTGTTAATGAAATCAAATATACAATATACTGAACTTGGAAAAGCAATTAAAAAATACGGCAAATATGTCATTCAACAATCTAAGTCTAATTTAACTAAACAAAAAAAAGGTGGTGGACCTTTATACAATTCACTTGAGTATAAAATACAAGATTTAAAAGAACTTGGAAACCCTTATATATTAGATTTCTTTTTCGAAGATTACGGAAACTATGTTGACAAAGGTGTTCGTGGTGTTAATTCTACATATTCTGAAACTAGAGCAGCAATGTCTCCATTTCAATACGGATCAGGAACTGGACCTAAAGGAGGTTTAACAAAAGGAATAGATAAATGGTTACGTCAAAAGAAGTTCAGATGGCGTGACAAACTCGGTCGATATGTTTCTTATAAATCAATGAGATATTTGATTGTTCAAAAGATATATTTTCAAGGCTTAAAAGCTTCGTTGTTTTTTACAAAACCATTTGAAGCTGGAATTGATAAATACAGTAAAGACATAATTGATGGCTTTGTTAAAGATGTCGATAATAACATAGAACTAGATATTAAATTTTAAACAATGGCAAATATAGTATTAAGAAGTCCGCAATATAAATCATTTACATCGCATTCAAACGCAAACAGTGCTAAAATGACAATCACTATTAGTGGCACATTAAGATATACAATTATAAAACAATGTTCAGGAAGTCAAATAGTAACTTTTGAAATTGCAGAATTATGCAGGGATTATATTGACATCACATATACCAGTACACCTACTAGCCCAACAATTACTATCGTAACAGTTTTGACTTCTTATGCTTCAACTGATGGCAGTGGAACAGCTTTAAATACAACAGGTAATATTTCTGATATTGGCTTTGATGGATATGGAACATTTATGCAAGGCTCAAACCCTATTGTAGTTGCATCAGTTCCTACTTGGCTAATTGATTTTAAACCTGATTTTACAGCACCTGAAAACAAATATTATGTTTATTATCCAACAGGTTATCAGGGATATGTCCCTTTAATTACATCATCAAGTGTAGTTGAATATTATAAATTCGGCTCAACTGATACAACATTAACAGGAACAAATGCAGGAATACAATTAAATATTGTAAGAATAGACTGCACAAAATATGGTTATGGGAATAAAGTAAGATTTGTAAATAAATACGGTGTAATTCAGGAACTGTGGTTTTTCTTAAAAGAAACAGAAACTACAAATAGAAAACAGGAAACATTTAAAAGAAACGTAATAAATGCTTCAGGCGTTTATAGTAATTCAGTTGCAGCAGTTAAAGCTTTTAATACAACAGCAAATCAATCTTTTACATTAAGTTCTGGATATTATCCTGAATGGTATAATTCTGTTTTTGAACAACTTTTATTATCAGAGCAAATATGGATTTCTGATGATTCACAAACTAATCCAGCTAATGATGTAGTTAAACCAGTAACAGTTAAGACATCTTCATTTAAGAAAAAAACATCTGTAAATGATAGATTAATAGAATACGTTTTTGAGTTTGAACTAGCTGCGGATTATATTAACAATAT